TTGTGGTATTCCTCGTTCTCTCATTTTTCTTTCGTGTGGTGGTAGTGCCGCTAAAATTTGATCTCTAACTTTTCTAGTCATATGAGGTGCGTCATCCCATCCTGCTGTTATTAATGCTTGTCCTGCTCTTAAATTATTTACAAATTGTGCAACTGTTTGTGTCATGCCACTTTCTGGAGTAAATGTCATATATACTATTCCACCTTTGTCAGCTGTTCTTGTAAGTGATTGTGTATAAATTGGAGTAGGTGGTTCTTCATCTAGCCAAATAACATCTACACTTTCTCCCATCCATTTTTCTTTACCCATATCATAAGATTTAAAACCTATTCTAGAATTGCCTCCTGATATGTGTTTTACTATTACAGAGTTTAAAGCATTAGGCACTCCTGCTTTTCTAACTGTTTCTAAAATGTATTTTCTTGGTACTGTACCTGTGCCTTTTGCTTGTGGATCGTCTGGTTGACCGATAAGTTCTTTTTGGCAAACATCCCTAGTAGTTTCGTTAGAAACACCCCCAGCCCAAGCACGAATTGGTCTGTTAAATTTTTTGCCTTCCCACCACGTTGGGTATAAACCCGTCACGTGGTACGCCATTTCCATAGCCCCACTAAAAGACTTACCGATCCTATTTCCAGCCATAAGCAATCTTTGTTGTGCTTCTGTGTTGTGAAATTTTTTTTGATAATCGTAAGGTTTATAATCTAACATACGATTAGTAGTTCTACGTAACTCTAATTCTTTAGCTATCTTAACAGCTTGTTCTAGGTCATCACTTGTCATTTTTTATAATATATTTTCTACGTAATTTTCTAGGCGTGGTTAAAGCAAATATTTCTTCTGTAGTCATCATTTCCTTATCATCAAAACCATTATGCATAGTAGCAGTATAAGGAAATCTATCAACAAGAACATATCTATATATGTGTTTTCCTTTCTGCACGTGCAATAAAGTTTTAGGAATTATACTAATTGGAAATTTTCTACCCATAAATTTTATATATTCCAAAAAAAGATAAGGTGCAAGTAGTTAACTTAAGTTAATATTAAAATATACCCCTTCAGTTTGCGGAGGAATGCATTGATTACTGGACAAATATTCGATTTGGGGGGTAGGCCTTAATTTAGAGGCTATCCATCTACTCGATTGACCTTCTTTATTGTCTGTGTAGGTAGCATAAAAGAACAAAGAGGGTACGCATATTGCCTAGACCACGTGATGTGGCCTGTGTAGCTGGGAAGACGTGTGTGTGTGGGTAGACACCCATTATCCCAAGCACTATGGAGATAACTATGTAGATAACACAAGCACTATGAAGCAAGCACTATGCAGTTGAGTAGTGTTGTCGTCTATGTGTGTAGTTGTCTCTGTCTGTGTATGTGAGGAGTAGTGTGGCCTAGTTTATAGAACTAGAACCATCATCTGTGGGAATGATCTTAGTAACCTTAAGAGTGCCAAGCAAGTGATCTAACTCAGCCTGTAATTCAGCATCTGTCTTCCTACCTGTAACGTCTTCTATCTTTGTAGTTGTTTGGTAACCTGTTCTATCAAGCAAGGAGTTAATTGCACCGAGTTGAACTGAAGGAGTAGTTTTGTCGTTTTCAATTAGTTTCTTTAATTTCTCTACAGCTAAAGGTACAGCAGAGCCAAGCAGTTTTTTAGTTGCTGTTTCTATCTGTATTGAGAGTTTATTCTTTAACTCATATCCTTGCTGTTCAGCTGTCTTTTCAGAGTACCCAGACTTGATCGCTGATTGAGTAGCGTTGCCTGTCTGACTAAAGTACTCAATGAACAATTTTTGTTTATCTGTAAGGCTTTGTGACATATTTGCAACATTATAGACTAAAGTTTTTTATTTGACAATATATTATTTATTATGATAAAACTTAACCCATGTTAACTAAAACAAAGGATAATAGAATGACTACATATAATGTAAAATCAGACCCTATTACATCAATCAAAGAATATAAAATTGATGAGAATGGTAAAAGGGTCTTAAGTAAGTCAAGTGATGTTTATGTAAGATGTCCAAACGGTAACACTATTAAAACCTACAAAGATAATGAGCCAAGCCTCAAAGATGCTCAAGATTATTGTGGTGGTTGGGTTGAAGGTCTTGAATTGAATAACGGAGATTATATGTTATTTGATGAAGAAGGACTTTTAAAAAATCTAACTCTTAATCTTTCAGCTACTAAATATGTAAAAGACAATTGTGCTTTGGCTCATCAGATTGTCGGTAATGCAATTATTATTAAAGCTGATGCACGAAAGGAGTGGTAATGCACAAAAAACCTTTATCACTTAAATTAGTAATTAATAATGGAGAAAAGGAGGGGTTTAAAAACCCTTTCTATTCTTTTTCTAATATTGCTTATTATGAGTTATTAGGACTTGATTGGATTAGCTTTGTTTTTTTTGAAGGTAATCAATCTTCTTTAGTTACTCAAGTGGGGAATATTAGTAATTATAAACAGGTTCAAGCCAATCTGTTTCAAAAAATCAAAGGAGGTAAATAATGTATAATATAATTTTATATGTTGGGGTTTCATTAATGTTAATAGGATTTTTCCTATTTATGTGGTGTGAGGTGCGTGGTTCTCAAATAGACAGGGAACTGTTTAGAAATAAGCAATTAATGAAAAGTTTCTTGCGTAACAAAGAAATGGAAAGACGTAAAAAATGGTAAAAATGAAAATCAAAGGCATTTGGTACACAGGTCAATCTGTGTACGAGTGTTTATGTAAAGCAGTAAGACAACCCATTGATATTCAATCTAGAATGGTTGATGTTCAAAAACTAATACAGAGGAGATCGCATGAATTGGGCAGGAACTAATCTTCTTATATTATTAACAGGTTTCGCCATGATGTTTTTAGCAATAGACCTAGCATTTCATGTAGATGGAGTGTTAGGCCTGTTTATTGGAATTGGTGGACTTGTTATATTTTTAGGATCAATCAGAAACATGGAGAAATAATGACAGAACTAACAAAAGAGCATTTTGAACTACATGATAAAAATAAGGCTAAAATACATGAAGATAAAAAAAAGAAAAAGATTACCAGTTGGGCAATTGTAGTAACAATAGAAAGAAGTAATGGCACTTGGTATGATGAAACTATTACAGAGATAGATGATGATACAGCCTCAAGTGTTGACACATTTTTAACTGAATACATAGAAGAAAAGAACAAGGAAGATAAGCAAGACGAAATAGCTATGAAATTAGTTAAGACTTGGCAAGACGAAATAGCAATGAAAAAAGGGGAAGGTAAATAATGGATAAATATACAAAGGTAGAAGAAATAAATAAAAATGGTTGTTATTATAAAAAAAGAACAACACAAATATTTTTTGATGATGGCAGTACAAATCATGAATTAATGTGTGTTGCGACTGATACAATAAATGCCAAGCAAATCATGACAGCATTAAATTTAGTGGATAAAATGAGAAAGGGTAAATAATGAACAAGCAAACAAATAGAGAGGATTAAAATTGTGGTGTTTAAGGTATGTGTATCTGCAGATTATCATATATATTAACTTAATGAAATAGGAAATTGCCCCAACTATTCGCCATTAAAAAGCAACAAGCACAAGCAAACAAATAGAGAGGATAATATGACGAAAAAAAAATCTTATACTTTACAAGTCCATACATTAACATTTTTAAAAGTTGATGAAAATGCAGAGAGTATAGACGGCAAGCAATACGAATACACAGGCGATCATTCTGATTTTTGTGATGGTATTGAGGACGAATATTTACAACCAATCAAAGAACAGAAGGGATAATATGACTATAAAATGGAACGAGTTAGCAAGTAAACATTTAGTAGGAAGAACTATTGTAAAAGCTAAATGGTTGTCTGCTAAAGAATCTAAAAGATTAATGGATTGGGATTATCAACCATTAGAATTATTTTTAGATAATGGAACAATATTAACACCAAGTGCAGATGATGAATGTAACAATGCAGGTGCTTTGTTTACAAACATTAAAAAAACATTCAAAAAAAAAGACGGAACTATTGGTACGGGAGAGGTACTTTTTCCAGTATTTAGAGAATACACAAGATGAAAAAACAATAAATAGAGAGGAGGTAAATATGTACTTAGTAATATCAAAACTGAAATTTGAATCTTTGGAAGATAGTTATGATGTATCTGCACAGGACAAAGATGAAGCGAAAGCAATTAAAAAACTGCAAGCATTAATAACATTAAATACTGACGCAGATAAAACATTTCATATAATAAAAGTAATCAGTTAACACATTAGGGGAGATCACGTTCAAATTCGTGATCTTCCTTTAATTTATCATATTTCTTTTTCAATCTTTTATATTTATCTTCTAACAAATAATATTTAGCTTTAATGCTATTCTTTACCTTAATTGATGTAGCTTTAGATTCTTTCATTTTTTCCATAAGTAATCTTGTTTCAAGTAATAAATTCTTACCTACCTTGTCTGTTGTATTTTTTAAAAGTTCTTTTTTTTGATTTGTTAAGTGATTTGGTATGTACACGTGGCCTCTTTCTATGTTTATCTCTTGGTATATAAGTGCTAAAGTTCTGTTTTGCCATTGTTATTATTTATCATAGATAACGTATCTTTCAATAATTTTGTTTGAGTTCCCCATTTTTCTGTAAATGTCTTAGGACTATAATGATAGGCCTCGACACCTTGCCTGTGATGTCTAGGACACAAAGGTATAACTTCAAAGCTACTAGCTTTCTTACCCATACCTGTAAGATTTTTTATATGATGTAGTTCACATGGACTATCAGGAAAACCCATTTTGTTACAAATTAAACAACCAAGACCTGCAACTTTAGACATATGTTCTTTTTCAATTTTTGTACGTGCCATAATCATATTCTTTTTTATAAAACTTTCTTGTGCTTAAAAATTTCATTTTTTTAATGTTTTTTGTAGGTATAATCATTTGATCCCCT